TCAATGTAAATGTATCTGCAGCATCTAGTCATGGATTGGATGTAGATAATAATATTGAATTTAATGTAACTTCAGGGATAACAACAACTTATGTGGTTGGATATGGTGCATCATCAAAAAGAGTTTTAATAGATGGTCAAATTAATCCAAGAATTAGATCCTATGCAAATGAATCTGTAGTATTTTCTCTTACTGACCCAAGCATATCAGGAAAGGATTTTAATCTGTATAGTGATGATATTTTCAGAAATCCATATTTTGGCAATGAAGAAGGAATAGAAGTAATTAAAACAGAAACTGAATTAACTCTACAAATTACAGAATTTACACCAAAATTATTATATTACAACTTAACAAACATTACTACTGATGATGAAATTTATCAAGATCTGACTATTAAAAATAATAATCAATTAAAAATTGAAGATAGTGTTTATAATTTACAAAGTAAAGTCATTGGAGTTACTAGTACTACTTTTGTTTATAATTTGCCCACATTTCCAGAAAGACCATCATACACTAGTGTATTATCTGATTTAAGTTATAATGTTTTAGATGTTGGAATAAAAGGTCCAATATCTTCAGTAAGATTATTATATGGTGGATCTAATTATCAAAAACTACCAGAAATAAAAAATATTATTACTGATTCTGGAAAGGGAGTTAATTTATATCCTAAAACAACTAGCATAGGAAAAATTAAGTCTATAGATATTGTCAACAAAGAAAGTGTTTATTCTAGTGATAAAACTCTTTCTCCAATATCAACCTTATTTACTGCAATAAGAACCAAAAATAATTATAAAGTTTCAAAACTAGAAATATTGGAACCTGGAAGAAAGTATCTTTATCCACCAACATTAATACTCTTCAATAAAGTAACTGGATCTATAGATAGTCTATTTTCTGCTGCAGTAACTTTAAAATCACAATCTATAGATAGTGTAACTATTGTAGATTCATCTTCAAATTTAAAATCAACAGATAATACTATTATATCAATTAACAATAGTAATGGAATTAAAATTCTTAGTGCTTCTGTTAGTGGAGCTGGTCCATATGATGTAGATTTAACCTTACAAACTCCATTATCTGGTTTTTCAACTTCAAATCCATTGCCAATTGAAATTGGAGATGAAATTTTTATTGAAAGTATTATTTCTTCTGGAGGATCTGGATTTAATAGTTCTGACTATAATTATGAAACATTTACTGTAACCTTTACTAATCCAAATTTTAGTGCTCCAGATGCAGCTATAGTAAGGTATCAAACAACTGAATTTCCTGGAGTTTTTAATTCATCAACATATAATGCAATTGTTTGTAAATATGATGATTTAGTTAAAGTATCAGCAACTTTAGAGAAGTCTTCATTTACAAATAACGAAGAAGTTTCTGGAAATAAAATTATAGATAACGATAAAAATGAACCAATTTTAGAAGTACTTAAGTTTGATTCTGCTTCTAATGTATCAAAGGGAGACTTAATATCAGGAAAAATATCATTAAGTAAAGCAGAGGTTCAATCAATAGAAATTTTTGATGCTGATTTGAAAGTAAATTCTAGTGTAACTGAAAAAATTGGTTGGAGAGATTTTAGAGGAAATCTATCTAGTATTTTACAAAAATTACAAGATAATGATTATTATCAAAATTTTGCATATAGTTTAAAAAGCAACAAATCTATTGATGAATGGGGTGCAATAGTTTCAGATGTTGCTCATGTTTCTGGATATAAACAGTTTGGAGATTTATTAGTAGAATCTGAACTTCCTGTTGGAATTGCAAAAACATTAACTGTTACTTCTGATGCAACTTCATTGGTAAATGTTGCTTTAGTGTCAGAAACTGATGTTACATCAGTCTCTAATTTTGATATGGTCATTGAAGAAGATATAGATGATACTGATGGATTATATTCAGAATATTTAAAATTTGGAACCAAAAAACTTTCAGATTATCTCTTATCTAGAAATAATAGAGTTCTTTCTATAGATGATATTTCTAATTTATTTGATACTGACAATTCTCCATTTGTTACAATTCCAATTGATACAGTAAATACAAATAATGAAATTGTATTGAAATATTTCTTCTTTGTTGGAACAACAATATCATTTTTTGGTGATTTTGAAAAACCACAAGTTTTTGATTTGATGGTTACTAGAACTGACAATATTATTAATTTAACATCATATGCATATTATTATGATTTTTATACTGCATCTGGATCTATTAATTTTCCATCAGGAGAAATTTCAGCAACAGTTGATTCAACTGACACAGACAACATAATTATCAATTTTGTTCCTAGAAATATTTTTAATAGTTATGCAATAAGAGCAATTAAAGATAGTGCACCAGTATCAGTTGGAATTGCAACCACATCATATGGATATGTATGTAATATTGAAAAAACAGTTCAATATCCATCAACAATGTCTCCTACTGCAGAAATTATTTACAGTTATCCATTGTCTGATTTAACTTCTGGAATTGGATTCATAGGAGTTTCTTCTTCTCCCAAAAAGATGAGAAATTCATTTGAGTTTTCATTCATAAAAGATGTTGGAAATAATATTGACTACAATGTCTTTGCTGAACAAAAGACTTTAGAACTAGGATCTTTTGATATTGGCGTTAGTGGATCTGATGTTCAATTTAAATTTACTCCAGTTTCTGGAATTGGAATCACTGTGCATACTAATTTTCAAATATTAAATACTAATAATGTTTCTCCAAATCAAGTTGTAAATGAACTTACAATATTAACTAGTGAAAAATACATTTATAATGGATCTTCTCAAGTTTCTATATCAACAGTTTCAAGTGATTTTTGTTCAACAAAATATATCATAGAAGCAGAAAAAACAGTTGGATTAGCAACATCAAGATCCATATTCCAAATAAATTCAGTGCATTTTGAAGATTATAATAACAATACAGTTTATGGATTTGCTGGTGACATGGACAGTGAAGAATTTGCAATTGAAACCATATATAATCCCTCTCCTGGAGAATATTTACTTGCATTCACTCCAAGTGAATCTGCAAATTATAATTTTAAGATAGTTAGAAAATCTATATTATCTCCAAACATCTAATAAATATTTTAAAAATGCCTGTTTCCGACGTTGGTGCAATTTATACTCCCGCAATTTATGGAAGGACTTCTTTTCCTATAAGACATGAACGAGAACCAGTTTTTTATAAAACTTTTAATGGATCAAATCCAAACATAGTTGGAATAACCTCTGATAAAATTATAGTTAAAGATCATTTTTTTAGTACTGGAGAAAAATTAATTTACAGTCCAGGGGCTGGATCTTCTATTGGAATAACTACAACTAGTCCAGGAAATATTGGTTTTAGTACATATTTACCAAATATAGTTTACCCAATTGTTTTAGATAAAGACACTATACGAGTTGCTTTAGCATCTTCTTTAGCTTTATCTGGAAATTATGTTGGTATAACAACTACTGGAATTGGTGCTGCTCATACTCTATTGGCAGAAAAACAAAATTCAAAGTGTTTAATTGCAATTAATAATATAATTCAATCACCTCTTGCGGTTGGTTCTACAGTAGGCATAGTAACTTTCACAAACACATCAGCCACTTTAGATACTTTACAAAATGTTAGATTAGGATCTTTTTTGAAAATTTATCAAAATAACGAAAGCGAAATTGTAAAAATATCAGCAATAAATTATACTACAAAAAATGTATCCATTTCAAGAGGAGTTGCATTGATGGGAACTCCACAAATTAATTTTACTGGAATAATAACTCAAACACCAGCAACACTTTTAAGTGGCACTTATAATATATCTAAAGATGTAATATACTTTTCTGATGCTCCATTAGAATCAAAAAAAATAAATCTAACTATTCCCACATCTGATATTGATTTTAGTCAAAATAGTTTTACTTATTTTACTGGTAATGAGTTTAATATTATTACTGGAAGTCAGGCAGTTTTCTATTCAGAAAATCCTCCAGTAGAATTAGTAAATGGTACTGTTTACTATTTAATTAGAAGTTCTAATAACACATTTAAATTTGCCACTACCCTATTCAATTCATTTAATAATGTTTCAATAGATTTTTCAACAAATAGTGGAAATGAGTTTGTAGTTGCATCATTTCAATTATTTTTAATAATACCAGCAGAAAATAGTTCTTTTCAAGGAAGAGTATTTTTAAGATCTAATTATGATGGCAATTATGTATTTGATGATATTTCTGAACAATTTACTGGAATAACTAGTTCTTTTGAATTAAAAACTTCAGGCATAAGTACTGTAGGAATAAGTTCAGATAATGGAATTGTTTTGATTAATAATGTATTTCAATATCCAGAATCAGAAGAAGCTTTTGAATATAGACAAGTTGGAGTTGGATCAACTGGTCAAACTTTTATTGATTTTAAAGGATCTGGTGATTTTAAATCCTATGATGTCAATGTAAAAGGACTCCCAAGAGGTGGAATAATAGTTTCCTATGGAACTAGTAGTGGATCTTTGTATCAACCTCTAATACCAGCAACTGGATTTGCAATTGTTTCTGCTGCAGGAACAATATCAAATATTTACATAGGAAATCAAGGATCTGGGTATAGGACTGGAATAACCACATATTATATTGACATTGAAGATGCAGATCTTCCAGGGTCTGGTGCTAAAGGTATAGCATATCCAAATTCTGTTGGAATTATAACTGGAGTTGGTATATTGACTGGTGGATCTGGATATCAGTATAACATAACACCAACCACTTTAAGTTCAACAATAAATGAACTAGATCCAAATGGAACACCAGTAGGAGTTGGAACAACATCTGATTTTGAATATTTTAGAGGACAATTAGTAAGTGTTGACAATCCTGGATTTGTTCTTATAGATTCTGAAGTAATAAAATATACTGGATTAGATAATGCAACTAGTTCACTCACTGGAACTATAAGAGGACAACTTGACACCATAGGCACTTTACACACTTCTAGTACTCCAGTGAGCAAGTATGAATATAAGTACATAGTTAAATTTGATGCTCCTGCCACATATGACAATGTGCCATTAACTGGTTCTGTTGCAGGAGTGGGAGCCTCTGTTAGTTTTGATATTGACCAATTTGGAGAAATTTCAAATCTATCATTCACAAATAGAGGATATAATTATAAAATTGCAGAAGTATTAACTCCCACTGGAACCTTAGGATTATCAACTCAAACAAATAATGATAAATTAAAAATTACAGTTGAAGAAGTTGGAAAAGATGATTTTTCTGCATGGAATGTTGGACAATTAAGAAAACTCAATGACTTAACAGATAAAGTAAATGGACGAAGAAGAATATTTACATTATTTGAAACAGTAAATACTGAATTAGGATTAGTTACTAGAAGAACTAGTTTAGAATCAGATCTTGCTTCTGGGATTGATTTATCATACAATTTATTGATTTTTGTCAATGATGTTCTTCAAATCCCAAATGTGTCATACATATTTTTAGGAGGTTCTCAATTAGAATTTACAGAAGCACCTCCTCTTGGAAGTACAGTTAAAGTTTATTTTTACACTGGATATGAAGGGGATGCTGAATTTTTCCAACCTCAAACTGATGTTAAAGAAGGTGATTCATTACTAATTCAAAGAGATATATTTGAGACAATACCAGTTGAACAGAAAAAAAGAACAGCTTTAAGAGTTGTTAGTTCAGATACTTTAAGAACTGAGGTTTATACAAACAGAGGATTGTCTGCATCTTCATCACAAAGAAGGACTCTAGTATGGACTCCACAAAAAGCAGATAGTATCATTTATGGAGAAATAGTATCTAAAAGTAGAGAAAAATTATCTTCAGGAATAAGTAGCATTTCTATAATTTCCTTTAATTATGATGTTAATCCTGGAATTCAAACAGTTGGTATTACTACCACAAATGGAACATTTAGTGGGTTCTGTACAAACATAATTGGAATCAATACAAATGCTGGTATAGGATCATTAATTCAAGTTGGTGATTTTATTGAAGCATCTTACATATCAATTGGAGTTACTATTGTATCAATTGGATCTAGTATTATTAATATAGGATCTCCATCACTAGGAATTTCAACATCTTCTGGAAATCTTTTCTTAGGAATAACCTCATATTCATCATCTCCTATTGGGATAAATACTATCCCACTCACTTTCTACAGAAAGAACTAATAAATAACAATAAAGTAACAAAAACAAATGCCAGCGATAGTTACTGATAAAATAAGATTATTGAATTGTAGTAATTTCATTAGTGATATTTCTACTGGTTCTTATTATATTTTTCTTGGGTTTCCAAATGCAACTGATTTTGACTCAGATTGGGACAACTCTCAACCAAGTCCTATAGACAATGATCTATATTTAAATTCATATAGAGACACTATTTTGGGAGTAAAGAAGGTTAACTCTTCTGATGTCATAAGGGTAATTCCAAAACTCCAATGGATAACAGGAAGAAAATATGATATGTATAGACATGATTATAGCGTTTATAATCTTTCTGCAGTTGCATCTGCAACTAGATTATATGATTCTCAATATTACATAATCAATAGAGATTATAGAGTTTATATTTGTCTTAATAATGGATCATCTCCTGCTAATCAAAATCAAGGAGTTGTATCAACTCAAGAACCATTACATACAGATATTTCCCCAAGAAAGGAAAGTGATGGTTATGTTTGGAAATATTTGTATACTTTAAGTCCAGCAGATGTTTTAAAATTTGATTCTACTAATTATATTGCAATTCCAAATGATTGGACAACTACATCCAATGCAGAAATAACTAGAATTAGGTCTAATGCATTTAATGGACAAATACAAACTATCTTGATAGAAAAACAAGCTCAATATAATTATGTTGGAACATTATCTGGTGTTCCAATAAAAGGAGATGGTTTTGGTGGAGAAGCTAGTGTTATTTTTGATGAGGAATCCAAACCAGTATCTGTTGAAGTGACTGTTGGTGGATTAGAGTATACATATGCAACTTTAGATTTAGATTCTGTACTACCACCATTATCAGGAGAAAAAGCAATATTTAATGTAATCATCCCTCCTCCTGGTGGACACGGATCTAATCCATATACTGAATTAGGAGCTACTAGAGTTTTAATCTACAGTAGAATTGAAAATGATCCAACTAATCCAGATTTTATAATTGGAAATCAATTTTCAAGAATTGGATTAGTTAAAAACATAAAAACATTTGGATCAAATAGTAATTTTACAGGAAGTAGTGGTTCTGGAATTTATGCAGCAAAAATGAATACTTCTGTAATTTTAGATCCAGTAGATTCTAAAATTACTCAAACATCTTCAAATGGAGTTGGTACTTTAGTGAGTTTTGATTCAACCACACAAATATTAAAATATATACAACCAAGAACTAATTATCTAGATACTTATGCAGTTGGAAATATAATTACTATTGATTATCAATATGCAAATAGTTCAAGTGGAATTCAAACAGCAACAGTTTATGATCAAAATGAATTTGATACTTCAACTAATTTTGTAATAGGAGCAAACTCATATCCAATAGATACATCATTCAATGGATCCACAGTTACTGTTGGATCAGTAGAGTATTATTTGGGGCAGAGTTTTAATTCTGGGTTATCTAGTCCAGACATAAATAACAAGAGTGGAGAAGTGCTTTATGTAGACAATAGAGGGTCAGTTACCAGAGCATCTCAACAAAGAGAAGATATAAAAATTATTTTAGAATTCTAAGAAAATGCCCCAAAGCACAAATTTAAACAAAACTCCATATTATGATGACTATAACTCAGAAAAGAATTTTTATAAAGTTCTTTTTAAACCTGGAGTAACGGTACAAACTAGGGAACTTACTACCCTACAGTCTATTCTGCAAAATCAAATTGAAAGATTTGGAAGTAAATTTTTCAATAATGGTGGAGTAGTTATACCAGGAAACTGCGCTTATATTCCAGTATATAATGCAATTGAAGTAGAAACAATTTATAAAGGGATTAATGTAGAAAATTTTCTTAGTGATCTAATTGGGAAAGTTTTAACTGGTGTTGATAGTGGAATAACAGCTAAAGTTGTAAATTATCTAACAGTATCTGATTCTGAAAAAAGTAGAACTACAATATATGTAAAATATCTTTCATCTGCTAATGATTTTGAAACAGAGGAATTTTCTGCAGGTGAAGAATTAACTTCAAACTTTGACGTATCCTTAGGGCAAGGATTTATTTTTGAAGGGGAACCAATTCTTCAAATTGCAGACCCAGTTGGAAGAACTCCATTTTCAGTAGGATCTGCTGCTAAAATTGAAGCTGGTGTTTATTTTGTAAGAGGATATTTTGTAGAGGTTCAAACACAAGAACTTATTTTAGATCAGTATGGAAATATTCCATCATATAGAGTTGGTCTTGCAATATCAGAAGATATAATTAATTCAGATGATGATTCTTCTTTAAATGATAATGCTCAAGGATTCTCAAATTATGCAGCTCCTGGAGCAGATAGATTTACAATTACTTTAACACTATCTAAAAAAGTATTAGATGATATTAATGATGATAATTTTATTGAATTGTTTAGAGTAGAAAATGGAATAATTAGAAAGATCAAACAAGAAACAACTGGTTCTTTTATTACTGATGTTCTAGCAAGAAGAACTTTTGATGAATCTGGAAATTATAGTTTAAAATCATATAATGTTAAAGCAGTAGAATCTTTAAACAATAGATTGGGAAATGGTGGAGTATATTTAAATACTCAAAACACATATCAGGGAGGAATCCCATCTGAAGATCTTGGATTGATTCAAATTTCTCCAGGAAAATCTTATGTTAAAGGATATGAAGTTGTAAATTATGATACTGTCTTAGATTATCCAAAACCAAGAACAACAAAAAGAGTTGAATCATCTTCTATTGTATTTTATGGTGGAGACTTACTAAGAGTAAATAATGTAAAATCTTCTCCTAAACTAGGAATATCAACCAATTCTACTGTATCTTTAAGTGCTGAAAGATTAGTAAATCAAACTGCACCTGCAACTACCATTGGATATGCTAGAGTTTATGACTTTGAACATCACAATACTTCATATGAAAGTCCTGCCAGTCAGTTTAATTTAAAATTATTTGACATTCAAACTTTCACAAATCTATTTACAACTATTCCAGTTACTGGCATTCCAATTGGTTCTTATATTCAAGGTTCTAGTAGTGGATCTTCTGGATATGTAAAACTTATTACTGCAGGAGATACTAATTTTTCCCTTTATCAAGTATCTGGAAAATTTATAAGGAATGAAACTCTTGTAATTAATGGAATTTCTAGCACTAGTGCTTATATTGGAACAGTAACAGATTATTCACTTAATGATGTGAAATCAGTTTCTGATGGATTGGGATTTGTTGCAGATGCATTATTATCAAATTCATCCACATTGATTGGCCCATTCAATGCCATTGTTTATTCTCCAACTGGTATTGTCACATTCTCAAAAGTGACTGGTAATGCCTTTGAGGCATCTATAAAAGTAAATGATATCATTTCATATCAAGCTCCAGGATTTACTTCTTCGGTGTTTGCTAGAGTAAGTTCCTTTAATAGTTCAAGGACTAATGTAACATTAGTGGGAGTTTCCACTGTTCAAAATGTTTGTACTGGAGATGTTGGAATAGGAACTTATTCATTACAATCAGTACAAATCCTTAGACCTACAATTACTAAAATTGAAAACTCTTCTTTATATAATAAATTAACACATACTAATATTTCTAATGTAGAGTTATTAAACTCCAGCGTAACAATTAAAAAACAATATACTGGGATTACAAAAACTGTAACTTCATTAACATTACCAAGTTTATCTGGAACTGATTATGTGTATGCAGCATTTGATGAAGAAAGATACCTAATATTGAATGCAAATGGATCTATAGAAAATTTATCAAATGCTACACTGACTTTAACTTCTGGGGGGAAAGAAGGTGAATTTACTTCATTATCTTCAACATCTGGTCCTTGCGTAGTAATTACTACTCAAATTAAATCTAATGTAAATTTTAAGAAAAAACAATATAGTAGATCAAATTATATTATAGTAGATAAAACAAAATATTCTACTCCTAAAAATGCTGGATTGACATATGATAGTTTATATGGAACAAGAGTTGATGATGATCAAATTAGTTTAAATAATCCAGATATAGTAGAAGTCCATGCAGTATATGAATCTTCTGGGACTGGAGATCCTCAAGTTCCATGGATTGCTATTACTGATTTGACCAGTCCAACTTCAAATACATCTGATTTAATTTTAGGTGAAAATGTTGTTGGTCAAGATACTGGGGCAGTTGCTAGTTATGTACAATTAAAAAACTCATCTCAAATTTATTTGGTATATAAAACTGCTCAAACTTTTCAAGTATCAGAAAAAATTACATTTTTGGAAAGTGGATATACTGCAATCATTGGAACAGTAAATGCTGGAGATAGAAATATTGTCAACAATTTTACAGTAGATAATGGACAAAGAAAGAATTATTATGATTATGGAAGATTAGTTAGAAATGCAACAGCACAAGAACCAACAGGAAGATTAAAAATTTACTTTGATAATTTTACATTTGATGCTAATGATTCTGGAGATTTAATAACAGTTAATAGTTACTTATCTTCACTATATGGAACTAAAATTCCATCATATGATGGAATAAGAAATACTGATATTATTGACTTAA